AGTGTAGATTCTATACTGAAAGCCGTGAAACTAAGCAAATATTTCATAAAGCAAGCGCAAAAGGTGAAGGTAAGTGCAAAAGAAACAAAAAGCATCCATAGTATTGTCGCATCAAACAAAGAAGCTACTCCTAAAGATACGTTTAAACTTATTTTTGAAAAAGGAGGTAAGATAAATTACACAAAAGTTGCTGAGATATTAGGTGTTGATAGATCCACTTTGTACAATTGGTCAAAAGAATTGAAAAAAGTGTCGGATTCAATTCTACACTAATTCCACACTTTTTTTATCATAAGTAATTGAATATAAGCAAGTTAACCTAAAAAAGTGTCGAAATTCCACAATTAGACAAAATGCCTTTATATAATATATATATTATATTATATTATATTATATTATATTATATGTAGAAATATGTAGAATACTAATAAACATAAGGGATACAGCGTTTAAAAGTGTAGAATTAGTGTCGAATTAATGTAGAATTAGTGTCGAATTTTTAAAAAAAAATTTGCATACGTAAAAATAAGTAGTATATTTGCGTATAATTTAAAACTTATCAAAAATGAATAAATTAAACAAACCCAGAGCCTTTGAGGCTTCTCCAAACTCAATAAAAGTGATGTTTGGAACTCAGGAAGTAGAATGCACAAACCTGACAAGATCTGCAATTATGGTTCAAACCGTTATACTCGTAGCGCATGAGGGTAAATGGCATGAAATCGAAATCGCTGATCTAGGACTTGACACCGTGCATTTGCCAACTTTTAAGCATCACGTAGAAAGCAACTGTCTTAAATTATCAGATCTAAGACTGGAAGCTGAAAAGGTAGACTACGAATTGAAACACATCGACTTTGAAGAACTGCAATCTAAGTACTCAAAATACGATTATGTTCAAATTTCGAAACTTCATGAGTACCAAAAAAAATATGGGATACCAAATTCAAAAAAGGATCTTGAAAAAACCCTTGAAATGGTTTCGCAAAACTATCTTAGCATAGGTGCCTATATAGATTCATTGGAAAAACTGAAAGACAGCATTATTAAAAGACCTGATTCCACTTATGAGGAAGTTATAAACACAGATAAACCTCAACATGAAATTATCGTAGAAAAAATAGAAAAACCTGCTATCAGTAATACCGATGGAAGCGTTTCTTTGCAAATCTTTGAAAAACTAACGCCTGAGAAAATCACAGAGTTGCAAGAACTTCGTATTACTCAGGAAGAAATTGTAAAAGCAAATCCTGTAGTTATTATTACAGATAAAAAAACGTATGCAGAAGCAAAAAAAACAGCTGCTGTATTACTTTCAGCTAGTACTGCTATTGACGGAAGCAAAGGCGTGGAAGCTACAGCAACAAAGTACTTAAATACTTTTAAGACAATGCTAAAAACTGCACTGGCTCCTATATCAAAACTAACCAGAGAGCCTTATAACGAACAAAAGAAACTTATCGAAGATTGGGATAACCGTTTACTATTACAAGCTCAGAATCGCGTAAAAGAATTGTTTGCAGTGCCATTCACTTACAATAGCGAGTTTGACTCTTATAGCGTTGGCTCTTTGGTTATAACTCAAAAGGATATTGAAGAGAAAACGGATGCAGATTTTTCTGCTATGGTTGCTCAAGGAAAATCAATTGTTCTCGCTTTAGAAATCGTAAAGAATGAGCAGGATTTGAAAATTTTAGAACAAGAAAAACAGATAGCCGAATTAAAAGCAATGATAGAGCAATTGCTTCCGAAAAAAGAAGTTGTCATTGAGGAATCAAAAGAACCAGACAGTAATCCGTTTGAACCAGCAACAACACAATCAACCGCAGAGTATCAAAATTCTGTCACTAGTGAAGAAAAAGAAGAAAAACAATACTCACTACCTAATCCAAATAATAAGCTCTTAAACGAGCTAGATTTGGCTCATGTATCGGTACTGGAAGAAAAACAATATCTTGAATGTCGTGAATATTACGCACAGGCTTTACAAGACGCTTCTGATGCTATAAATGATATTCTTATCAATCCAGATAAGAATATTCAGAAATCAGTTGCTATCACTGAATTAATTAACACATGGAAACTATAATTATGTTTTGGAAAAAGAAAAGCAGAGCCGAAATCATAGAGGATAAAGCTCAATTGATAATAAGTGAAATATTGATCTCAGGATTCGAAAATTCAGAGATAGCGATAATTATTCAGACCGCAAAAGCAAGAGGCAGAGAGGTTTTGGAATTACGCAGAATAGCTTTAGAAAAAGAATTAAAAGAAACAGTAAATGCAATAAATTCATTATGACAGAAACAGCAATATTTTTCGTTATAACAACCGCTTTTTGGGTTGTTTATTGGGCAGTCACAAAGATAAGATTGTTAGACAGCATGGATAAGCAGTTGGAGCTACAAGATGAGCTGGAAATTATGCGTGTTAAATGTGATGCCTTGAATGTAAAGATTAAGAAAAAGAAAGAACTTCTGGAGATTCAAGACAAACTATTACAAAAGAATAAATAATCAAAACCCTCCATTGTGAGGGTTTTTTTTTTATCTTTGTCCGTATGGACAATAATGGACTATATAAGGAAAACGCAATAAATACAGCGATTGCTAATATAAAGGCAGGAATGTTGAAGAAAGATGTTGTGTCTATTTTGTCCAAAATGTGTCCAGAAATGTCCAAAAAGACAATAACAAGATATTATGCAGCTGCTCTGGATAGATGCCAAATTTACGAGGCAAAGCTTCATAAGGTGATTGAATCAAATGAAATCGAAATCTTAGGACGTGCTTCCTCAAATCTTGGAATACTTTCACGATTAGAAAGACAGATTATACTTACAGATATTGCAAGAGGAAATGTGACACATCAAAAAGAAGTTGCGACAAAATTCGGAATCGAAACGCTAACAGTTTATCCTACGTGGGCAGATCGTAAAGCAGCCATTCAGGAACTCAATAAAATGGATAGTGCGTACATGCCAGCCGATATTGAAGACGATGACGAAATAAAAGAAATAACCGTTAAACGCATCTCGAATGGAGCTTAGCCTATTAGCTCATCAAGAGGACTTTTTTTTCAGCGATGCAAAGCACACAATTTTAGTTGCTGGTTTTGGATCTGGAAAAACAGAGGGAGCTGTCACTAAAGCAGTTGTAAAACTTATGACTACTTCGCCAAAACTGAATGTAGGTTATTACTTACCAAACTATCCGCTTATCAATGATATTGCTGTGCCTAGATTTCAGCAATTTTTCGACGACCACAAAATAAAATACAAATACAACGAGGCGAAAAAAGTTTTCGCTACCAAGTACGGAAAGATCCTGCTTCGTAATATGACAAAACCCGAAACTATTGTAGGTTATGAAACATTCTATAGCATCATTGATGAGATAGATATTTTGCCACGTGATAAAGCAAAAAAGGTTTTTAATAAGATAATAGCCCGTAACAGGCAAGTTTGCTTAAAAGGCGGTAAGAATGCGATTGATCTTGTTAGTACTCCAGAAGGTTTCAACTTCCTCTATAATTTCGCTGTCAAAGAATGGAGTGCGGAAAAACTTCTGATAAAAGCGAAAACAAGCGACAATCCATTTTTACCGCCCGACTACATTGATACATTAGCGGCACAATATACGCTCGAAGAATTGACCGCATACATTAATGGTGAATTTTGTAACCTTACCAGCGGAACTGTGTATAAAGGATTTAAACGTGATATTCACAATACAACACGTGAAGTACTGCCTAGAGAAAATCTTTATATCGGAATGGATTTCAACGTCCAAGATATGAGCGCAGTGGTTTACGTGATTGATTCTGGTGCTATGTTTGCTGTTGATGAGTTTACAGGTGTATATGATACAAAAGAAATGAGCAGGCAAATTCGGGAACGATACCCATATAACGAAATAGAAATCAATCCAGATGCATCATGCAAAAACAGACGTTCTGCTGGTGTTTCTGACTATGATGTACTCATGGAGGATCATTGGAATTTCAATGTAAACATCAAAAGAAAAAACCCAGAAATATTAAATCGTGTTCGTGCTGTAAATAAATCGTTTGAAGATGGAAAATTATTTGTAAATTTGGCAAAATGTCCAAACTTTACCGATGCACTGGAACAGCAACCATACAAGAAGGGGCTTCCAGATAAAACGCTTGGAATCGATGGCGTGCTGGATGCTGGAGGTTATGCAATTGTAGAGCAGATTTATACGAGTGGTTTAGATTAACAAAAAACTTAAACTTATGAAAGCATTATTTAAATCTCACTTTCCATTCGTGGAAGGTACGCCAGTAGAAGAACTAGATCCAAGTCAAAAACTTATCAAACAGACTTATGATAAACTTTACCAAACAAAAACGTCTAAAGCAGATCGATTACGAGAAGTTCATGGAAATGATGAACCAGCTGAAGGAGCAGGAGAAGGAAAGTGACGAAGATTTTACTTTAGCTATTCTAAGCACATTCTACCCCAACGACCAAAGAAGCTGGATAGAATGTGTTAACGAGTTCATGAAGTTGAGGTCACAGCATATCGTTTATGATTTGAAAATGGATCTTGATTTCGAAAATAAGCCAGCAAAGTATTTTATCACCGCCGATACTTATTTGTCATTGGCAAATATTGTAAGTTTGTACAATCACTTATCGGGTAAGAAGGTGAAAAACATTTCGATCCAGTTTGCGCAGCAGGTAAAAAGTGAATTTCTGCAAAGTGTGGCTCATTTCAAAGATTTGTATGAGTGGATATATAACCCACCAACGATTGGAAAAATAGGCGGTTATACAGCAGGAAAGCAACTAAGACAGGAGTTTCAAGAGTATTATGGAGCTTATGCCGAGATTACATATTTGATAGCTAAGGGTGATGCAATGAAGTTTAATGAGGTTAACGAACTGAAATTGTCGGAGTATCTAGCATTAGGGGAGTATTTATTAAGAAAAAGAGCTTGCGAAAATATAGAGTAATATGGCAAACGAATATCAAAAAACTAAAGATTACGTACTTTCAAAATTTGAGAGTGACCCGCTTGTAAATACTATTACAACGCTGACAAATGATCTTGTGGACACAAACAAAGAGACTATCTACCCTGTTGTAAACGTGGAGTACAAAGACAGCGACATACAAGAAGATGTTATTTTGTTTTCATTCCATATAAAAGCACTGGATCAAAATGATGTATATACCAGAAACACTGATAGCAAATTGCAGATAGATACCAACAAAGACGATATTTTCAACGAAACTTTTAATATTTGCCAGTCGTTTATCAATTCATTTCGTCAGTACAATTCTGCTGGTATAGAAATTTCCAGCAGATCAAAAGTAACTAAAATTGAACACGAGAGCTTAAACGGATTGTCTGGACATGAGTTCTATATTATATTGTCAATACCTAACGAGGGCAGTAGTTGTCCTAATTAACAATGGCTGTAACACTATCAGAAGAAGCACTAGCGCAAAAGGTTGTTGACCTTAGTAAGAAAACTGCCCACGTAGACACAGGAGCGTTAAGGCGTTCTATTAATTACACCATTAGAGGGGGGAGGATTGTATTTTTCCAGTTATTTTATGGACAGTATTACGAAAATAGTCAACTG